CTAGCAACACCAGCATTTGGTGAAACAGCAAAATCTTTATATGAAAAATGTAAAGAAAAGTTCACCAATATGGATGTTGAATTGATTCTGACAAAGATGGCTGATTCAACATCTAAAATCGTCACCAACGAAGATGTATCTAATTTGGTTGATAAGCTTATCAATGATAACACTGTTAAAGCTATTTTCTTTAATGTTGCATTATGTGATTTCGATGGTAAGATCAATGGAATTGAATCTGGCAAGTATGCTGAGAGATTAAAGACACTTGAAGGTGATGCTTTCATTTATATTTCACCAGCAGCCAAGATCATTAATAAGATACGAGCTAACAGAAAAGATATCTTCTTGGTTGGTTTCAAAACTACATCCAATGCAACAAAACAAGAACAATTCAGCGATGGATTAAATCTCTTGAAGAAGAGTTCAGCGAATATTGTATTGGCAAATGATGTTGTAACAAGAAGTAATTTTATCATCACACCAGAAGAAGGTGTTTATGGTAAAGACATGACACGAGATGAGTGTTTAGTCGAATTGGTTGATATCACTTATTATCGTACTCATTTGACCTTTACACGATCAACGGTGGTAAAAGGTAATCCAGTTTCATGGAGTGATGAACGAATCCCAGCAACGTTACGAACAGTAATTAACTGGTGTGTTGAACATAACGCTTATAAAGAATTCAATGGAGCAACTACGGGTCACTTTGCAGTTAAGCTTGAATCAAATAAATTTCTGACTTCAATTCGTAAAACCAATTTCAATAACATTGATAAAAATGGAATGGTATTGGTTGAAACTGATGGTGATGACAATGTAATTGCTTATGGTTCAAAACCATCAGTTGGTGGACAATCACAACGAATAATTTTCAATCGTTATAATGATTGCAATTCAATTGTTCACTTCCATTGTCCATTAAAAGAAGGCAATGTCAATAACATTCCAATCGTTTCACAAAGAGAATACGAATGTGGTTCTCACCAATGTGGTGAAAATACGGCTAATGGTTTAGGCAAATTTGGCAACCTGTATTGTGTTATGTTGGATAATCATGGGCCTAATATCGTCTTCAATGATTCAATTGACCCTAAAGAAGTAATTGACTTTATCACAAATAATTTTGATCTGAATAAATCAACCTCTGGTTTTGAGAAGGTTTATCTTGGATTAAAAGATTTGGAGATGTCAGAATAAATACTTACCTTTGCAATAATAAACTAAATACTTGATGATGAGCATTAAAAATATTTTCGATGAGATTAACGCTGTATCTGGCGATAAAGATAAGATGGCTGTTCTAGCTAAGCATAAGGATAATAAGCTTTTGAAGCGTGTGCTTTATTTGTGTAAGTCTAAACGTGTAAAATTTTACATTAAACAATTACCAGAATATACGCCAAATGGTGGTCATTCATTAGATATGGCAATCATTGGATTAGATGCATTATCTAGTCGAAAAGTAACAGGTAGTGAAGCAACTGGTTATTTGAAATCAATACTTACATCGTTAAATGAAGATGATGCATATATCATTGAACGTATCATTGACAAGGACCCTAAGATTGGTATGGGAACTACTTTTATCAACAAGGTTTATAAGGTTGATAAAAAGACTCCAGACTTGATTGAAGATACTCCATATATGGGTGCTATTTCATTTGATGAAAAGAAAGCACGTGAAGTTTTTAAAGGTGGTAAAAAAGGTGTTTCCCAAATTAAGATGGATGGCCGATACTGCAATGCTATTATTCGTAATGGTGATGTTGAATTGGAAAGTCGTAGTGGTGAAACGACAGCTGTTGCTGGTGCTAAATTTTTAGCTGAGCTTGCTAAGTTTGATGATTGTGTATTGAACGGTGAATTGACAATGGATGGTGTACCTCGTTATGAAAGTAACGGAATGATTGCGTCAATCATTGATATCTGTGGTAAGAAAGCTGAACGTACAGAAAAAGAACATGCTAAGAAACTTGAAGTTTTTGAGAAAAAACACGGAAACTTTGAAGAAGCATTAAATAAAATTCGTTATACGGTATGGGATACTATTACTGTTGATGAATACTTTGATAAAGAATCAAAAACTCCTTATTACATTCGTTTAGATAATGCTAAGGAGCTTATCAGCAATTCAAGAGCAACTATGGTTCGATTAATTGAATCTAAAGTGGTTGGTTCTTATGCTGAGGCAATGGAACACTTTCAAGAAGTTCTTGCAACTGAAGTTGATGGTGTACCTCAAGAAGGAACCATTCTCAAATCAATGGATGGAGAATGGAAAGATGGTAAACCAACATGGCAAATCAAGATGAAACTTGAAATGGATGTGGATTTACGAATTGTAGGATTTAACTTTGGAACAAAGGGTTCAAAAAACGAACATGTGATTTCTAGTTTAAGCTGTGAATCTTCTGATGGATTGGTAAAGACTCGTCCACAGGGTATTACTGAAGCTAAAATGCAAGAGATTACGGATAATCAAGCTACTTGGCTTGGCAAGGTGGTTCAAGTTAAATGCAATGGTCTTTCAAGCAATTCAAGTGGTGAATATTCATTGATGTACCCAGCTTTTGTGTCTTTGCGTGACGATAAAGATACTTGTGATAGTCTTGAATCAATCAAATCGATTGAGAACATGGTTAAATCATTAACAACTGCGTAATACCTGAATTAATCTATTAATACAAACTAAAAAATAAAAATGAAAAAATTTTTTACACTTGCCTTGATTTGCTTAACCTTTGTAGTTAACGCACAAACAGATTCATGTAATTTACATCCTTATGCCTCTATTGGCATTTCGGTGACAAATTCAAATAATTTTAAATTCTCATCATACCCTTCTATTGAACTAGGTATCATACCTAAAAACTTAGCTTATGGTCTTGTAATTGGCCGTGGTAATTTGCTTGGTATTTGGAAAACAGGTGATGTTATTCAAAATTATTATTTTGAATGTAAAACAAGTATTTATTTTCCAATTGGACCTGTAACAGGTAGCTTGATTTTTGGTTATGGTGAATTTTGTAATACTAGACACAATTTTATTGAATATGGTTTTGGTGCTTCTCTATCACAAGGAAAACTTGGGTATGGTGTAACATTTTCCAATTGGGATGGTGCGAATTATTTAACACCAGCGATTACCCTTAATTTTTAACTATGGTTAGAATATACGATAAGATCAAGTATACATTAAAAGAAGTTGCTCCTAGTATTTGGTTAGTAGAATGTGATGATTCATTTGATTTAGCAATGTTATTTTGCCGTTATCAAGAATTTTATGAATCACCATTTACTGGAATTAAGGGTAAGGTATTTAATATGTTTGATTATATTCGTTTTTATTCTAGAAAAAATAAAAACAAATTTACATATGCTGAAGATTGGAGAGGTTTCAATATTCCAAGTGATGTAATATACGAAATATTATCATACGATTCAGATACAATTTGTTTAAACATTTATGATCACGAAATGTTTAATATTGTCAAGAGAATAAATGGTATTTCATTAAAACCATTTTATTTGATTGGAGTTAAAAAAGGTGATACGGCAACTATAAAACATGAAATGGCACATGGTTTTTATAGCACAAATAAAGACTATCATGATGCCATGATTAAATTACTCAAATCAATACCTTTAACACTAAGAAAAAAGGCGTTTATTTGTTTTAAAAAAATGGGTTATAATAAAGCTGTTCATATGGATGAATTGCATGCCTATTTGATTGATTCATTAATGATAAAGATTTGAAACCAGTGAAAGAACAATTAAAAGAATATCAACCAATATTCAAAAAAACATTTAATAAATATTACAATGAAAAAGCACATTAGCTTCCCAAGTATCGAACAATTCAGAAATGTTGTTACCAATATCAACCGACAATTTAATTTTGTTGGATTAGATGACAATGGTGATGCTATCTATGATCATAATAAGATTAAGCCTAAGCTTACCTTTACTGGTAGTGTAAAGCTTCATGGAACCAACGCTAGTATTTGTTACAATCGTATTGATGGTCTTTGGATTCAATCACGTGAGAACATTATTACGCCAGAACAAGATAATGCTGGATTTGCATTTTTTGTTGTATCTAATCAAGGTGTATTTTCAACCTTAATGGCTGAAATCATGGTTAAAAACAATCTTGATATGGATCAAAATACTATTTCTATTTATGGAGAATGGTGTGGTGGTAACATTCAAAAAGGTGTTGGAATTTGCAATCTTGAAAAATCATTTTTCATCTTTGGTGTTAAGATTACACCACACTTTGTTGGTGAAGAATTAGCAGTAAATGAAAAACCACCAGTAGCATACTGGGTTGATCATACTTATTTAAAATCACCAGCAAATAAGGTTTACAATATCAGTGATTACAAAACCTTCAGCATTGAGATCGATTTCAATTATCCAGAAATGGTTCAAAACAAGTTAGGCGAATTAACGCTTGAAGTGGAAGAAGAATGTCCTGTTGCGAAAGCATTTGGTTTTTCTGGTGTTGGTGAAGGTATTGTATGGGCTTGTGAATTCAATGGAGTCGTTCATAGATTCAAAGTAAAGGGATCACTTCATGCTGCTAAATCTAAAGTAAAAACACTAAGTAAAGTTGATGATGTTAAAATAACAAAAGCTAGAGAGATTGCTGATAAAGTAACACCAAATTGGAGACTTGATCAAATGATTGAAAAATCATGTGATTTAATGAATGGTGGTGAACTTGATAGAGCTAAGTTAGGTATATATCTTAAGTTGGTTATGGATGATGTGCTTAAAGAAGATTTAGATATCTTAGTTGAAGCTGGTTTAGAACCAAAAGATGTATCTAAATATGTGTCTGAAATAGCTAGACGTTATTTCTTTGACCAAGAAAAGGTTTAGTTAAATCGTTTCCGTAAATTGCATACCAACCTGTATATTTAACATAAGCTTCTTTTCTAGGAGCTTGTGTTGTATATAATGGTAAGCCTTTATTCTGTATTGATTTAATAAGAACACGAATAGGTAAATCATGTTTAGTACATAACGTTGTTAAATCAATACGTTGACATTGGTACATAACTTCATCATATTGATTATAGATAATAACATCATCTAATCTTTGTTTAGGATTAACATAACCTTTTAAATAATTATCTTTTTGTTTGGTAGCTGATTTAGCAGCTAACTTACTAAAACAATCTGGGTCTTCGGCTAACATGGTCTTGATTCTCTTTTCAGATATAATAGTTAAGTCTTGTGATTGTTTCGTTCTTTTCATTTTAGCAATTGCTTTCATTTTAACGTGTTCTGGTAACGTAGACATACCAAACCCACCCTTAGATAGATTATATGTATCTCGTCTGTTAATAAAAGCTTCTGAGACCAGTTCTTTCTCTTTATTAATCATTTCTGTTTTGTTATTATAAACAAATAGAATTTCTTTTTTAAAGTTATTAGAACCGTATTTCTTGATGGATTGTTTTAATAAGATACCAGAACCTAAATAAGAATCATCAAGGTCTTCAGTTTCATGAAGACCAATATAAATCTTATTATTGATTATATTGGTGGTTTTATATACGGTATAAAACATTACTTTTTAATATCATTAAAATGCTGTTCTAACAACCAATTAATTAGTCGTGACTTATTAATTCCATCCTGTTCCATTTGTTGGAAATTGATGGTGGAGATGGATATGCTTAATTTACCTTTCTTTTCTTCTTTTGACTTTTTGTTTCGTCCCATATTAGTATTGTTTATATACTAATAAATATGTTACTTTTTAGAAAAAGTCGCTTTTTGGCGATTTTTATTTTTAAAGTACTTAGTCAATAATCCATCAATAAGCTTGGATTTATTATAGTCACCTTTATCTAATAGTTTAATGATATCTGGATCAATGGCAATACTTATGTGTTTATTGTCTTTCATAAGTATAAATATAATTATTAAAACAATTTTAGTCAATACTTGTTTATTTTGTTAATAATTCGTATGTTTGCAATATGGGTCAAATACTAGCAAAAACTAATGGAATAACCTTAGTTGATCATTCGCTTTTAGTTTCAAGATTTGCTGTTGAAATAGCAAATCAATCTTTATTGGTTAAAGATGATGAATTAATTGAAACTATCAGATTATCAGGATTATTACATGATATTGGGAAATGCACTTCTCAATTCCAAAAAAAATTAGGTATTATAAATATTGATGAAAATAATTTAGAAGCAAAATTAAAATATCGTCATAATGAAGTTGGTTGGGCATTTTTAAGCAGATATTTAGATTTACCAAAAAAACAATTATCTATAATTCTTGATAGTGTATATTGGCATCATGGAATTTCTAATAAATTATGTGGTTATAATGACACTGATGTAAAAATATCTGAATCAGATACTAAAATAATGTTAAATTATTTAATTAGTATTGTTGGTGAATTACACGTTCATGAAAAGGAATATAAACCTAAAAAAGCACCTAAATATTATGTAACAGGTGATGAAGCAGATGAAATAAATTCTTTTCGTTTGTTAACCAGAACTTGTTTAATATCTGCTGATAGATTAGCATCTAGTATTGATAATCTTGATATAAGCGATATTGAAATTGAAGAAATGATTAAAAACGCCAATATAAGATGTTGTGATATTGATATTACTAAACACAAATTTTATGGTAATGACCGCTTCAATCAACAAGAAAACATTGTTCTTAATGTTGAAAGAACAACGCAAATTAATGCACCAGCTGGATTTGGTAAAACAATTCTTGGATTATTATGGAATTTTAAGACTAATAGAAAATTAATCTGGGTTTGTCCTAGAAATATAGTTGCTGAATCAGTTTACAAATCAATTCTAGAAGAAATAGATAATTTTGGTATTGATTATCTATCAGTTGAATTATATACTGGAGGCGAAGTTAAAGCTTGTAACCCATTATTCGAAAGTGATTTCTCATCAGACATTATTGTTACAAATATTGATAATTATTTATCACCTAGTGTGGATAATAGACATGGTAGTCGTCTATATACCATTATCAATGCAGATGTTGTATTTGATGAATATCATGAATTAGTTGGTGACACAGCTTTATTTGCTTGTTTTATTAATATAATGAAAACAAGAAATACTCTTACCAATAGCAATACGTTATTATTATCAGCAACTGGAACTCACATGTATCGTTTATGGGATTCTCAATTACAGAAAACATTAATTTTGCCAAGTATTGGTAAACATTATTCAGCACCTCATAATAAGAAATATTTGTTAAAAACTGAATCTGAGATCAAATTGATCAAAATTGATGATAATAATTTAATTGTCTTAAATTCCATTGGTACTGCCCAAATACATAAAAGTACATTAGATGCTGGATTACTTCTTCATAGTAAATTTGAAGACTTGGATAAAGATTTTAATGTGAATCAATTATATCGTTTTTACGGTAAACAAAGTGATCGTAATATAATAAAACCAAATGTAGTTGGTACACATATTATACAAGCTAGTTTAGATGTTTCGTTTAATAATTTATATGAATCTGTGTTATCTCCTCAAAGCTCATTACAACGTATCGGTAGATGTGACAGATGGGGTGATTATTTAGGTGAATCTACCATCAATATTGTCAGACTAGTCAATAAAGCTGAAACTAGTATGCGTGATTTGTTGTACACAAATAATTTATCCAATTCGTGGTTTGAATATATTTCCAAATTTAATAACCAGAAATTAACCCTTGATGAAATATATATAATTTACAATGATTTCGAGATGAATCACGAAAAAACCTTATTTGCATATTTAAGTGATGAATATAATACAAGTTCAGAGTCTCTTCAATTCATTTATCCAGTTAAATTTTTTAATATTAGAAAAAGCGATAATAAGACAGCTGGTGGTAATAAATTACGTTCAAGTAGTTTTGAGGTATTTGTCATCTGTAAGTATTTCAATAGCGATAAATTTACTAATCCATTTAGTATCAGTGTTAGGGAAAACAATTTTACTGAAGAATTTCATGAAGATGAAGGAACATTTAAAAGAATGATTGGTACAATGAAAATTCTCAGAGACACCAATGATGATCGTTTCGATTATAATGAAATTATCTCCAATAAAAAATATGCAACGCTTGATATTATCAGAAAATTAGGTAAAAAATCAAATACACCATATATTAGATTTGATAAAATATATCATCCAATTTATGGGGAGATTTCACCAGAAAGATTATCAACACTTAAAAATTATTAATATATTTAAAACAAATAACAATTTAAATACAAAAAAATGAAAAAAGCTAAAAACATATTATTCAGAATGAAATTAAAAGGTAATGGAGTTGTTAACTTTGATAGTTCTGATCAGAAATTCATGTTTAATGGTACAAATCTTGTAAATATGAAAACAATGCATGATAATACATCTTATGCTAAGAAGAAATTTTATAGAGATGGTGATAAAACATCATATAAAATTAGTATTTCATCTGATTGTATTAGACACGATATATTCAAAGAAGATGTTCTATTTCAATCACCAAACGTTATTAATAACGAACATTTATTATATTCATTTATTGCTTCCCCAGCATCAATTATCAGAGGCTATTTATTCGCTAACGAAACAGAAACCCTCAAACGAAAAGGTGTTTTATGTATTACAGATGCAGAACAGACATGTAATGCTGTAAGCTCAATTGAAACCTTTTCAAGAAGTGGTTTTAAAAATACCGATGCTGAGAAAACAGATAATTCATTTTATAAAAAAGAAGTTGTCGGTGAAATTGAATATGCAACAATTGGTAATATTGATTTGATGCAATTACAATTTATTAGTTGTGATCAAATTTTTGATAGATTTTCTTTTAATCCTGATATGTTTAATATCTACAAACAATTTTTAAAAGCTAAGATGCCATCCTTTGACAGTGAATTGGGTTACTATCAAATTAAAAATAGTCTTGTTGAAATAGCTGAATATGGATTTAAAATGAGTAATGATAATATTCAAATACTTGTTAGAGAATTATTTGAACGTCTATTGAAATTCAATATCAAAAGAAAGGGGTCTTATGTTGAAATATCAGAATTAGAATATAAAATAGTTTATGATGTGTTTGAGGATACTTTTGTTAATGAAGATGGTTGGATTAGAATTTCTAATAGGAATGATTTAACAAACATCGTATTTGAAACTGAAGATTTTTATATTCAAGAAAATACTGAAATGGCGAAGGAAAAAAGAGCGATGATTGAAGCTGATTACGAGTCTCGTAAATTAGAAAGTAAGAAAAAGAAGGCAGATAAGAAAGAAGCTATTAAGAAATCGAAATCATCTAAAACCGAAACTGATGTCACAACCGAATCAAATGACTAAATTTCTAGTATTAGAATTTAGAAATGCAGGGTTATTCAGAAAACATAGAAATACCAAAGATAAAATGTTTGACATGTGTGGAAGGAGAGACCGTAAAACTGAAACTGAATTCATTGAACCCATAACTGTTCACCAAATATCAAATATGCTTCATGTATTGTTTGGTGAACGACCTAAGCCAATTAATCGAGATACAGTATATAATAACATACCATATCTCTTTAATAAAGCTTTAGAATCGTATTTAAGAATTGATTCTTATAAGGATAGTAAGGGTAATTTTCAAAGTGAAACAATACAAACTAAAAAATCAATCGGAAATTCTTGGAGTACTCAATCATTTGTTTATTGGAAACGTATAAATAATTTATTAGGTGATGAACTATATAAAGAGTTCATTGATATATTAACAAGTGTTTATAAAATAGATATTAATATCACATCTTTTAATAAGGTTAAAGAATTGATTCTATCAAGACCAGATAAGCGTATTGATGAATTATTTAAAATGTTGAAATCAAAAGGTAAAACACCCGTTTTTGATAGTATTTATGGGCAAACAACAACTAATACAAGTATTAATATGAACAATAGAACACAATTAACAGTTTTAACAGGTTTAGATAAAATTATAAGACTTAGTGGTCAAATAATTGTTCCAGTATCTGATAAAGATATAGAGAAAATTAAAACCAATAAAGGTTGTGCTACTATACTTGATAATGGTTTTATCTATATTAAAGGTGTTAAATCTGGTAATATAATTACAACAGAAGGGTTTACAAGAGTTAGTGAAATAAGTTTAGAAAAACAATAATATGAGAATCAAAATAAATTTTTCAAAAAATACTAGTGAAATTCCAATAAGCAATCAAGCAATGTTGAATTCTTATATTCATAAATGTTTAGGTAGAAATAATATTTATCATGATGCTAAAAATGATTATAATATTTCTCATTTATATGGTGGTAAATTAAATTTAGAATCTAAACATTTATCTTTTGATAATGGTGGATATATTATTGTTTCGTCTAAAAATAATGAATTCATTAATAATATATTAATTGGTGTCATCAATAATCCATCATTAATGGCTGGTATGACTTTTTGTGGTGTTGATCATATTAATGAATATTTTAATAATGGATGGAATCATTTTGCTACATTATCACCATTTATAATAAAAAAATATATAGATAAGAAAAACTATTCTTTTATTACCCTTAATGATACTGATTTTGAGAATCAAATAAAACATTATTTAATTAATAAATTAACTAAGATCGATACTAGTTTAGATTTAACAGATTTTGAAATTAAAATACCTATTAATGATAGTCATAAAATTAAACGAATTTTAGTTAAAAACGTAATTAATTCTGCTAATTCGTGTCATATTAGTATTTATACAAACAAGAAGGTTGCCGAGCTTTTATATAATATTGGCATAGGTCAATCAACTGGTTCTGGATTTGGTACAATATATAAAACTGAAAATCATAAATTGTATAAACTAGACTAATTTATACAAGTTCTTTGACATATTATTTTTAATAAAATAACCTAAATCAATTAATATCAAATATTTAACTTGAGATAGGTTGGTAATTATATTATTCCGTAAGGGAATCACAACAAAAGGCTTAAGCAATTATTTCAAAACGCTGTTGGTAATTATATTATTCCGTAAGGGAATCACAACTTAGCAACACTCAACAAATGGAAACCAATAGTTGGTAATTATATTATTCCGTAAGGGAATCACAACACAAATCGATTCAACGTTTAAAACAAAAAGGTTGGTAATTATATTATTCCGTAAGGGAATCACAACTAATAAGCCTCCCATACATCAATTGGTTTAGTTGGTAATTATATTATTCCGTAAGGGAATCACAACAAGGATTACCTTGACACTCACTCTAATCTAGTTGGTAATTATATTATTCCGTAAGGGAATCACAACTTCAGAGTTCTGAATTAGTTCTTAACAGTAGTTGATAATTATATCATTCCATAGGGGAATCACAACCCAATTGTAATTGTAGTTCCAGTTGTTAAAGTTGATAATTATATCATTCCGTAGAGGAATCACAACAGATTAATCCAAGTTCCTAGATTAATAAAAGTTGGTAATTATATCGTTCTGTAGGGGAATCACAACAATCGATTTGATGAATCTAAGGGTAATTTGTTAGTAATTATATTATTCCGTAGGGAATCACAATGCTAGTATTTGAATTTGACAATTAAGACTAGTTAGTAATTATATTAATCCATATTGGAATCACAATGGTAATACATCTGCTTTTATCACAGATGAATTAATTATTCTATAATTCCATAAAGGAATCACAACACCCACCTTGATCTTTCTGCTTATTGTGACGTTTTTTTTATTCTTCTAAAAGGGAATCACAACTATTACTATGGCGTTTTGACACCATTTTGATTATTTATTTTATAACTCCATATAGGAATTTAATAAAACTTAACCATCTTTGAAAAATAAAATTGCTAGATTAATAAAAAAGTAGTATCTTTGTATTAATAATTATCGGTCCCTTTGCTGATAACAATTTGAGTCCTTGATAGGGCTCTTTTTGTTTAATAGTTGCAAATGAATTATTTTATTAGTATATTTGCAATATGATAACAAATAGAGTGTATAGATTAAAAGAAGCTGCTGAAGTAGGTAAAGGAATGCCCCTTCCAGCTCATCAAGAAATTGAGATTGTAACTGATGTGGTATATATTAATGGAAACATGGTACCACCAGAAATGCAATCTCTTTTTTATAATTGGATCATAAAGAATCCTAACCTTTTTGATGATGTAACTAAGAATTGGTAGGAATAAAATGAATAATGAATTTGTTTTAAGGAGTGGTAAGCATGCTGGTAAGACAATTGGGTGGTTGTTGAATAATCAACCATCTTATCTTGCTTGGGTGCAAGAGAACAGACCAGAAATGCTTAAGGGTTCGGATAAAAAAGAAGAACCTAAACCATTACCAAAAAAAGAAGTTAATTTCAGAGATGAACCGATAAAAACGATTACACCAAATATGAATTTTTTTAATGAAGGTCCAGCTGATATATGTAAGCCATATCTGGATAGTATGAAAAAAGGTTTGGTTTAATGAATTTTTTTTACTACCTTTGTACATTAATAAACAATCATGAAAACATTTCATTATACGATCAAAAATACTGATCCTTGGGCAATTACAGATACAGAAATTATTGTAATTGCAATTAATAAGGTTTCAGCTAAGAAATTGCTTAAAGAAGCTGGACATAATGATGTTAAGACATCAGATTTGATTGAGCTTAAAACTGGTGTTCATACTATTCAAACTTATATGACTGAGTAATCATGATCCTCAAAGAAAACGGTTTAAGATATGCTAAGCTTATTCATGTCAGTGTTGATAATGGTAAGACAGGCAATAGTAATAAGGTTTACATAATGGAAGAACTTCCAGATGGAAGAATTCGTTGTGATTATGGGCGTGTTGGAAAAGAACTAACAACTGAATACAAGGATAAATCCAAATGGGATTCAGTTTACAAACAGAAGCTTAGTAAGACTAAAGGTTATACTGATGTAACTGATTTGATGGTTGAACCAGTCAACAATGCCAATGGTAGCAAGACTGTTGATATTCAAGACAAGGATGTAAGAGCTTTGATTGAAGATTTGATGAATTTTGCAAATAAATCTATTCAACAAAACTATAAGGTAACACAAGAAGCAGTATCTGAACAACAAGTTAATACAGCTCAAGATGTTATCGATTCAATCAATAAAATTTTGAAGGTTGGTGTTGATTTGAAAATATTGAATGATTTGTTAATGAAACTTTACATCACCATCCCTAGAAAGATGAAAGATGTACGTGATCATCTATTTGAGCCAATCACTAATTCTAATACCCTTAAAATAGCAAAAGAATTAATTGGAAATGAACAGGACACGTTAGATACAATGGCTGGTCAGGTAAAGCTTTTGAAACAAAAGGCAACACTAGTTAATAAAACTAATAATGCTGGATCAACCATTCTTGATCAAATGGGTGTGAGTATTGAAGTTGAAAAAGACCCTAAGATGCTTGAACTTATTTATAAGTTATTGGGTTCTAGTAAAGATCAAGTTAAACGTATCTTCAGAGTTAATAATCCGAAGACAAAGGATACATTTGATAAGTTTGTCACAAATGCAAAAGTTAAAAAGAAACGACTTTATTTTCATGGTTCAAGAAATGAAAATTGGTTCAACTTACTTCAATCAGGAATACTAATTCGACCAGCTGGAGCAGTTCATACTGGCAGTATGTTTGGTGATGGAATTTACCTTGCTGATAAAGCACAAAAGGCACGTGGTTATTCATCATTAAAAGGTTCATATTGGACCAAAGGAAGTTCAAACAAAGGTTATATAGCACTATATGATTCTCATTTAGGAAATCAAAAAGAAATCCTTCATCATACATCAAGTTGTTATTCGCTTTGTGAAAGTCAATTAAAAAGAGAAGGATATGACAGTGTATTCGCTAAGGGTGGT